TAACCCCGGCAGACCTGGAAAACCTGTTCCGTCCGAACGGCCTGTTCGCGGACATGGATTCGTGGTTCCGGACAGCCTTCGAAATGAAGGCGTGCGGGATTAAGACGAACGGGCTTTATGATTGGCTGATGTCGAGCCAGCGCGGTATGGGCCAGCTTCTGAGCTACGAAAAGGTCGACCGCGGGCCTTCCCTGCTCAAACCCTTCGTGCTTGGCCGGCAGGACAGCGTCATCAATAAAGATTTCTGGGCCATTTCTACCGGTTGGGCCAACAGTGCCTACACCGCGACGACCACTGGACCGCTCACCACGGATCAAAAAGCGCTTGGTGCCGCCTCGGATCGCGTCATCCGGGTTGTCAGCCGATATGGCATCGACCTGGACGCCAAATGGTTCCTGGCCGCGGATCGCGTCAACATATTTGGACGAGCAAGTGGTCAGACGACCAATGGCCAATGGAAAGTGCTAGCCTCCGCTGCCACTAGCGACCTAACCGCCGTAGACGTCCTTGTCACTTCTGAAAACGCTGGGTCCGTTACCCCGTTCGACGCTGCGCCGACTGCTGGGGTTCTCCTGGCCGGTGGAAACAACGTGAACGACTTCGAAAGCTGGTGCAATAACCGGCCAACCTTGGACCCCCGCAAACGCGTACCGTTCTGGTTCCAGACGATGCGCCGCGGGCGCCAGGTGGACTCGGAATATAAGAAAGTGTTCGCCCGACTCATGGAGAGCAATGAGTACTTCCGGCAGTTCGGTGACCTTGACTTGGCCGAACGCAACCGCCAGGACGAAGAGGAATGGCAGCGCCGATGGGTTAACAGCTTCTTCTTCGGCAAGAAGATCAGCGCCAACCAGACGATGGCCAACTGGCAGAACCTCGAGCAGATCCTCACCGTTCACGGTACCAACGTCGACCCCGGCCTCAGCGGCAAGGTGGTCGCCTACCGAGCCAACATGGTCGGAGTTTTCGAGCAGATGCAGGCGTGCGGACGTGTCCGAGACCTGGGCAACAACACGCTCGATCTCTACGATCTGTTCCGGGAAGTCTACCTCATCATGCGCGCGCGCAAGTCGCAGGGATTGGTGACCGACTCCATCGACATTTACACCGACGCCATGACGGCCGCCGACTTCGAATCGGGCATGATCGCGTATTACCGCAAGGAATACGGCGACATCGTTCGAATCAACATCGAGGAAGGCACCAACGAGCTTGGCTTCAACTGGCGCACGTACAAGGTCAAATTCCCCGTTGGCGTGAAGATCAACATCGTCACCCACGAGTTCTTTGATGACTTGCTCAATGCGTTCAGCACTGAGGGAATCACCTCGGCGGGTCGGCTGATGCTGATCCTGCACATGGGCAAGCCCGGTCCCAAGGGTGGCACCATTTATCCCGGAATGATCTCGACCAACAAGAAGGTCCGGACATTGGGCGAACTGGAGCAGCTTGCCAGGATCGACCCGACGTTTGCCTGCACGATGGAAACGATCACCGAGGAAATCACGCTTATCAGCGAGACGTGTACGGCGGTAATTGAATGCCCGGCCAATAGCCTATGGATTGGCGGCATCGCAGATGGGCCTCCATCCGTTCTGGCTCCTGCGTATCCGTACGCGGCGCTCTATTAATCAATCTCGCCGGGCTTAAGGGTGGTTGCCCGGTTGAGGGGTTAGCCGGTTAGTTCGGGGGCGGCTCGGGAGCGAGCCGCCCTTTTTCTCTTCCATTACGATGGGTTCGGAGTTAAGAATCGCCCATGGCTAGTCCAAAGTTTTTCAAAAAGTTTTACCCGGCGGTTCCGATACGGCTTGGAAACAACGTCAATATTCAGTTCTCCGAGTCGGGGATTCTGGGGTATTTCAGCACGACGGACGACTACGTTCAAAGCGAGTTCGCCCGGCTGATGCGCGAGCAAAGAGGCGGGATTACCGAGATTACAGCCGAGGAATTCCAAACTGAGTACACCGAAAAAAAAACTCAGTCGCCGACATCCGCGCCGCACTGGAGGGAGGAGCTGTCAAAATCAACCCCGGGAATGCGAACGCGAGATCCCGTCGAGCGTCTTGGTGGGGAGTACGTCCAGCGTGCGGTAGCTGTCGGTAGCGAGAGCGATATTCGGAAGAACAAGCCGTCGCAGCTCGCGCCGGTTTCGACCGCGATGGCTACGCCGCTTAACGGCACGACGATGGCCGCGCCCGAGGATTCTCCGCCTGAACTCCCAAAGACGTTCACCCCTACGGTTGGCCGGCGCTCGCCTAAGAAATGAAGACCGTTGCGCAACTCAAAACCGATATTCGAGCGGACGTGTGGCCGTCTGGTGAGGCGGAAAATCTTGTCACCGCGCACAATAACCAGTTCCAGGAGGCTTTCGCCGAAATCTGCAAATGGGTGAAGTGCGAGCAAAGCAACAATGCGAACGTAATCAAGTTTTGCAAGACGAACTACAAGATGGGGATGACGGTCCTCTCGGCGCCAGTCGGGCGCATCGTCCGGGTTTTTACCGTTGCCAACGAGGATTTTGACGACCCGGTTTTCTATCGTCCAACCACTTGGCCGGAACCCGAGGACTGGGCGCGCAACCTATACCTGTTCCCCAAGCCGCTGGTTACCGACGCACGCAAGTTGCCAATCGGATTTCAATACTCCGACGCGGCCCACGACAGCGCTTACGGCCGGGCGCGCACGGGGATATGGGCGCAAGACCGGAAAAACCTATTCCTGGCACCGTGGATCCAAAGCAATGAACTCGTCGTCGTCGAATGGGACGGCATCAAAGAGGAGTGGGACGACGCGGACCCGATCAATTCAGAGATCCACTATCGCAAGGCGGTAAAGCTCTACATGCAGTTCGCCCATGAACGCGATTACGGGGACGCGGGCCGGGCGATGATGTTCAAGAACGAGCGCGATTTTCATGGCCAGTTCGACACCGCGCTTGGCGACCTTATCCACGAATGCGAGTTGAGGACAAGGACGCCGGCGCCGACTCCAAGCTCGCCCTACGAGCGCCCGCGGCTCTGCAACGAACTCCTTGACGATGCTCCGGTGGACGATGCGGATGGCATCACCATTGCCGACCTGGGCAACATTTCATTGCCCGGATTGGACTTGGACGCGATAACCGGTCTCGTTCGGTCCTGGGGCCCCAACGGAATTACGGCCTGCGGCCTGATTGCCGGCACGTTGACCGATTACGATCTCACCGTTGGCAACTCGTTTCACGACTACATTTCGCCCTACATCGGCAATAAAGGCGCCGGGGCAGAGACAAACGGCGTCTGGGCCGTGCCGAGCGCAGCGGACTGGACGAAGGACAGCCTAGTGAGCCTGGGGGCGTTCGTCCCGATGCCTAACAACGGGCGCTATTACGACATCGTGATTGGGGACGTGCATTTGTTTGTAATCGACTCGTCCGCGAGCGACCCGGACGGGGTGACGAGCGCCGACGTGCAGGGCGCGTGGCTGCAGGCCAAGCTCGCGCTTTCGACTGCGCCGTGGAAGGTCGTGAAGATGGAGCGCCAGCCGTTCGGGTCGCTTCACTCCAATGCCGACATCCAATGGCCGTTCGCTGACTGGGGCGCGCATCTGGTGATTAGCTGCGAGTCCAGGAATTATGAGCGTTTGATCGCCGGCGGGATTCCCTACGTGAATAATGGGTTGGGGGGACAAGGCCCCATCGAGGAAATAGTAACGCCGACCGTCAACACTGAGTTCGCCTATGCCGCGAACTTTGGGGCGGGTCGAATCACGGCCAGCACCCAGAGCTTGCTTTATGAATTTTTTGATTCATTGGGCAGTCTCGTCGACACGCTTACGCTCACGAAAGCATGAAGCTTCCCGTCATTCGCGTTCGAGACCAGATTGGCGATCCCGCCGCTCGGGCACTGAATCCTCCGCCGGGACCGACCAATCCGACGTCATTTCAGACGCTTTTTGGTAATACGACAATTTGCAGTGCTTGCGTGGGGGTTCCGTATTCGAGCTACATCATCGTCGAAGGGCTCGGCCAGTCGCTCACCTGGACGATTGAGTCGGGCACGTTTCCAACCGGCCTGAACTTCCACGGTGGATTCAACACTGAAGGCCGGGTGCTCATCGACGGGACACCGATCGAGACGGGGAACTTCTCAATTTCAGTCAAGGCCATCAATCCAGAGGGTGACTTCGACACCATTGGATTTGCGATCAGCATCATGGGGGTGGCGACAACCGCGTTGGACGATTACCAAGTCGGAACGCCCTACAGTTTTCAAATGACGGCTGCGGGCGGAAGCGGAAACTATAGCTGGGAGATTAGCGATGGCGTGCTTCCCGACGGACTGGAAATGAGCGTCACCGGTCTTATCTCGGGCACCGCTACCGGTTCCGATAATGGGACCCAGCCGATTACCTTCCGCGTGATTGACCTCGGGTGTGAAGTCGCCAACAAACCGTTTTTTAAGCCGAAGATCGCGCTCGTAGCCACTTCGCAGACGAAGATCGCCACCGTGCTTGGCTACGACGAGTTCATACCGTCGAGTCCGCCGAAGCGTTACCACACCGCGACTTGGGCTGGGCACAGCGAGCAGCAGCTTTGGGTGGGCGGAGATAGCAGTCCCTACACACCGCCGACACCTACCCAAATCGGAGGTGCTCGTTACGACTACAGCGGATTCGACCACATTGATACTAACGGCATGGTGGATTCGGCCCACGTTAAGAATTACTCGGTGGAATGCAACGGCGATGCCGGGATGATTTACAGCGACATCATTGGAAATGACATTTTTGGGGAGTACTTCGCTTACACCTTCCGTGGTTACTATGGTCTGGCGGGCGGGAGTGCGCCCAATTTTCTTGGCCATCCCACCGTGTTGTGCGGATCCCCGTCTTTGCCATATGCGTTCATTGCCGACGTGGCCGTGGCTGGGACCCGCGACAAAAGCGACCTTTGGGGTTCTTCTCACGTCACCGGATCGGTAAATCTCGGCATCAGCAATTACGCCCCAGCTAGTTCCACCGTGTCACAATCCGTGGAATCTGGTACAAACAACAATCTTGTAGAGCGTTACCTACCGATTAAGGGGCTTAGCGGGTTCGCCATTTTCCCTCCAGATTACTGGATCGGCGGAACCATCATTTACGACAACAATTATTCCTGCACGCTTTCAGACGAGTACACGGACGCCGAGGCGATGGCCAACGCGGCGACCTACAACGGAAACTCAAAAACTGCTGAGAACTTTCTCCGAACGACCGGATTCATAACCCGGGTAACGACGGTCAATTTCGTCTTGGCCTGCACCGGACTCGTGGTTGGGGCCAGCTATATAGCGTCCGTAACTTTCGGCGATTTAACCGACGGAACATCGGTTGTCCAAGATTATCCGTTTACCGCAACATCCGACTCCAAGACAATAACGGACTCCGTTCCAACCCCGCCATCGGGACACTCAACGGTAGTCAGAACCCCAACAATCGTTTTTGCGTGAATCAAAATGGGATGCCTAAAATCACTCAGTTTTGGAGCAGTAGTAGCCCAAGGAGATAACCCAATGGATGCCGCAATTTTCCACCCAACTCGCAATAGCATTTTCGCCGTTCGGGCAGGCTACGTATTTGAATTTAGTCTCGCGCTGGCTCAACTGGCCACTTCGAAGTTTGTAAACCCGTGCTTCTCCAAGTCATGCATGGCTTACGACGCTGGCGCGGATAAGCTTTGGATTGGAACGATGGGCAGCCGGGGAATGGGCAGGGGAGGCGATCCTGGAGGATCTGCCCCTAGCCCCGGCAATGCCGGACTCTACCGCATTAACCCAGCGAGTTTAGCCTTAGAGCAGTTTGTCGATCCTTCGACTTTCATCTTTGGAGGGCTGATTTTTAATGGAAGCGCATACGTGTACACAATGCCTGCTACGTTCGGAAACCTGTTGGACATTTATGGTCCTGAGTCTGGGTTCTACGATCTGATGGTAGCCGGAGGAAAGTTGTGGGGCGCATTTTACCGAGGGACGGGAGGCAGTAGCTCAAGCAGTTTCATGGGTTTTGATCCCACAAATCCTGTTGGGAGCAATTATGAGTCTAGCGTATTCAATGACGCTCCGAGTCAGCTTTGCTACGACCCGATCAACGTTCCACCAAGGGTGTGGATGAATCAAACGGATGACCTTTGGGAGGCAGATTGGCCTTTTGCGGTTAATGCTGACTACACGCCCAGGGACTCCGTCCACACCGACTGGAACGGTTTTGATAGCCCATATCCCCCAACTGTCCCGAACGGTGCGGCAGGTGGAATGGTGTTTTCTCCGGGGTCCGGGGGCAAAGTTTACATGATTCAGTTGAACGGAACCGACATGGTAAAGTACGCCATTAACGGAACGATCGAGTCGACTCCAACGATTGCCGGGGCAACTCTCGGGGGGCAAGCATCACGATTGCGCTTCAATTCCGAGGACAACCTGATTTACATTCCATGCCCGGCGACCAACGAGGTCATCGCTTTCGACCCTTCCACCGACACCGTTTCCCACATCTACACCGTCGGCCTGGACGCTCCGCACGACATCGTGTTTGCGCCTGGTCATAAAATTGCCGTGCAATTCGGCCCGACTGGACTAAAGGAGCTGACGACATGAACAAGGACCAGAAGAACACGATGCTCAACGTGAGGAGGGACCTTGCAGTTGAATTTGATAAAATCGCCCGGTACGTCCGTAGCGTCACCCAGGGCAAGCCAGCACCGCAAGATCTTCCCACTGCGCTCAAGGCGAGGGTGGACGCGCTGATCGCTAAGCACGCCAAAAAGCCATGATCTTCACCCCCATCCAGGAGCCGACCGTCACGATTCCAGGCGTCTTCGTCGAGGACTGCATCGCTTTGCCTGGCAATGAGACGGTTGTCGTGCCGGTTACCCCGGGCGGCACTGGCGGAAGAATCTTGGACACTCAGGACGGTAAGGACGTGCTTACCCAAGACGGCAGTACGATCCTGCTCCAATAATTTATGAAAATACTCTTAGCCCTGGTCTGTGCGATGATGCTGCTGATCCCATCCGGGACCGCCGCTCCAGCGACTCAAGTCCAGGGCTCCGACATCACCAAGAACGCCGTCGCCAATCCGAACTTCTTTATCTTCCTGGTGGTGACCAATAAGCCACCTCCCAACGGGACGAACTACATTATGAAGATCGGCGACATGCTCCAAAGCATGGCCGTCGCAATGCTCAACAGTAACAACACTTTCACGGGCTCGAATTATTTCTCAGGCCAGAACTATTTTGGCGGGAGCAATTTCTTTCAGGTAATCAACTTTCCGCTGGCCCCATACATAGCCTACACGCCGAGCAATAACGTTTTCACCGGGTCGAACACATTTAACGCCGCGTACTTTCAGGACATGTACGTCGATCGCCTAACGATGACGAACTTCGATTTGGTCGAGGAACCATGGGTTGGGCCGACTAACACCATCAACTTCACCACGAACCGGCTGACCTACGTCGCCAATGACTCGGTCGCCATTTCAGGATTCACCGGAACCGGTTACGCGACTCTGGAGGTGACCAACGCCTCGACCACCAACATCACGTTTACGCTGCCACCAGGAGTGCGGATCCCAGTCGGGGCATCCAACCCCTACACGATAACCAACGGCGATCTACTGGCGTGTTTCATTGAGCACAAATCATTGGGGACAAACTCCCATACCGTGGTTTACCACTAAAAACTATGCCATCTCCAGTTACGCCAGACGAAGTAAAGGCCACCCTTCCCGACCCTAACTCTGTGCTCTGTGGCAACTTCCTTGGTGCTTTAATTCGTTTGCCGGAACTTTTTTACACTTGGTTGTCCTGGGCCTTTGACGCGACCGGCAACGGAAGCAAGTCGCTAATTAACCAGACGCTTCCTCCGGGCAGCCTCATCATGGCAGCTTGCCACCTCAACGAGGATGGCTCGCGCCTGCTCTGCGACGGTCGCGAGGTTCCCCAGGCGACCTACGCCGATCTCTACGCGGCCATTGGGGCAACCTACGGGGCAGCCAGCGCTGGTAATTTCAAGCTTCCGGATTTCCAGGCAAAGTTTCCCGTGGGCATGGGCAGTTTCGCCGCCGCTGGAACTGTGGCCCTCGGCACGCCCGGCGGAGAAGATCAGCACCTGCTGACTGCGGCTGAAAGCGGACTCAGGAACCACACGCATACCGCCGTTTGCCAGGTCTCAACAGGCGGTCAGACCGGTTCCAGCGGCAATCCAGTGGCAACCGGTTCGGGACCCACTGGAACCGTTACCGGAGGTCCATTGCCGGCCACGGATAAGCATAATAATATTCCTCCGTACCTTGGGGTTTATGTCTACGTAATTTGCTGAGATGCCAGCTAAACCAACATTGGAAGGCCCGCT